ATGTTGTCAATGATTTCAACATTATCAACAGTTGCACCACTTATGAATATCTCATCAGACTCTGAATTAATTTCGTACAAACTACCAAATGATTTATTTGCTTCAACTGGAACTATTACAAATGTTAATAAGTTTGGTGCAGTTTGATTCATAACATAAGTAGCCATCTCTGTGAAACTAAATTTATCTCCAAAATCCCAGTTGTCCAATGCAAAGAATTGGTTTATTGCTTGGATTACTTTTACTTTTAAATCGTTATCATTCACAACCACTTCTGTGTTTTTAACTATTTTAAATTTTGCTTGTAAACTTAAATCTGCTTTATCTCCGAATAACACCTTGTATTTTACAGGATGGTAAATTACTTCATCACTAATAGATTTTATTTTATTAATGTTTGCTCCATAACTTGTAAACAATTCGTCTGTGCTTGGTGCTAAAGGTTTAGTCGCTAATGTTCCTGCTATGTACCTTCTAAATTTTGTATCATAAGATTTAGTTAAAATGTATGTGTCAATAATATTCGTGCTACTTGGATCAATCCTATTTGAATCATCAGCACTATGCACATATTGAAACTTAATATTTTCACGTCCTCTATATGCTTTGTAATCTGTTGATAAAGAAAGTGCTAATGTAGTTGCGTTTAAAACTTTAAATACATTTTCGTCTACAAGATAAAATATTGTTCCGTCAGTGTAAGAACTTCGTGTGCCTATTGCACCTTCATTTTGTTTAACAGTAATATTACTGCTTGACGTGTAAACAAATATTTCACTTTGGTCTGTGGTGCTTTGTTTTTTCATGAACACCCATTTGTTTACTGGATTAGTATTTGTATCTACATATTCTTCAAAAATATCTGGATTATCAACTACTCCGTCACTGTCATTATCATAAAATGTAACTTCAACTTTTTTACTGTTTACATAGTTGTCGGAATCTCTATATTCTTTACTGACTTGCCATAAAAAGTCAGTTGTGAAAGATGTAAGTGCATCTGGTTTTTGATTTATAGATAAAATGTTAATTTTGTCTTTGATAAGTTTTCCTGTTCTACTATCATAAATTTTATCAGTAGAATCATAGTAAAATTTAATTTCTTTATCACTTTCAAATACGTATCTAGTTGTTCTGTACGTCAGTGTATAGTTCACACCGTCTGTTTGAAAAAGCAATAACCAACTACCGTCTAATGATTGTTGTGATTCATCACCTGTTTGCCCTTGGCTAAATGCTCCAGATGTTTTTAAATTTTCCTGTTTAATTACTTTCCAACTTTCGGTAGTTACATCAAAACGTAAACCAAAAGTATTAAAAGCAAATATTTGATCTATAACTTGACTTTTTACTGCGGTTTCTAAGCCATTTGCTAGTTTAGGTCTTACCTCAGTAAGTATTGCATCTGAAGGAATAATATCATTTAAAACTACAGGTCCTATACCATTAGTTACTGTGGTTCCATCTGTTGCTATGCTCACAACCTTTGCCCACTTGTAAGTTACTGAACCAGGATGATCTGCTGTACCGCTCATAAGTTCGTAACCTTTGTCTGCCATGAAATGTTTTCCTTGTGGCGCACTAAATTTTAAAAGTGTTCCTGGTGTAACATATCTTAAAGAACTTCCTGTAAACGTGCCAAGCATCAAAGCATCATCGTTAATATTTTTAAAATAACCATTTGAGTTATTAGTTGATTTATTGCTTTGCACCCATGTTGCACCAATATCACCTGTAACTATTTTTGCGAATTTGCTTAGATAAAAATTGTTAATATTTGTATTTTGTAATAATGGTGTTATGGTATTTTCAACAATACCTTCAACATCAGTTCTAGTTGTAAAATTAAAACTTGTTATGTTATCTTTATCTTCCTTGTAAATTACTCCATCGTTACCATATATATTTGTGCTTGAATATTTTCCTGTTGAATCAATTAAGTCAAAATATCTAGAAATACCTGATGACGTTCTATTAACTGATTTAACTTTAATAATTTCCTGTGAAACTGCTAACGGACTTACTTGATAATCTTCACCAGTGACCATTCTATTCTGAGTGTAGTATGTAGCAGGAGCATTATTTTTTATGCTTTCATTAGTTTCACTTATTGACGCATTGTCAACTGTATATTTTAATTCCATGTCAATTGTTAAAGTTTCACCTACACCATTTCTGCTAGTGTAAGGAATAGAAACTGTAATACCAATTAGATCATCTGGTTGTATTGCAAAACTTCTGTTCTGTGATGTTCTATAATAAACTCTAAAATTACCTTGAGGTAAATTTCCAAATGTGCCATCTGCAAATATTAAACTTACTCTATCTTCAACTCTACTTAATACACTGTAAATATTTTTAATTCTTTTGTTTACACTATTGTATATTACATTGTTACCTTCGACTGCATCAACTTTTGTCCATAGTTGACTTTCTGCACCATTGTTATCTAATCTGTATAACCAAACGTCACTATCATTTACATTTGTTGCATCTAATTGTACAACTTGATTTGATCCAGGATTAGTAATTTGAAAACCACCTTGATCTAAAATTCCTTGTCTGAATGAACAAAAGTAACCAGTGTTTGAACTTCCGTTACCTTTTCCATCTTCACGATATAAAAATGCTAATCTATTTCCAGGTAAAGGTGCTTCTTCTGTAATTGTACCCGAACCTATGTCTGAACTTACTACCTCAAAGATTGTACTTTTGCCGTCTACTGTTTTTGTAAAACTATAAACAGGAACATCTGCATTTGTGGCATTGAATCGATACTGCTGAACAGTTATACCGTTGACTGTATCTGATTTGACCGGTTTACCGACAATTCCGTTTTGTGGTAGAGCGGCATTAAGTACTTTTCTAAACTGTTCTGACCAGTTAGTGTTTGCAGGATCATTCCAAACCACAGTTTGTCCTGCAAGGTTTACATTGTTGCTGTCAAAAATTTCCTCAGTAGTTGCTACTGATTCAAATTTAAGTAATCCGTTTGCTGGTTGATTACGTTTTGGATTGTAAGAAAGCAATCTTGCTAGTCGGAGAACTGATTCTCTACGTTCTGCAAGTTCTAAATAATTTTCTCTAGCATTCAAGTCAACTCTAAATGCAATGTTTTGACCCAAGAAAGCGATAAGGTCAATCAAAGCGAGATATTCACTTGATTCAATGTAATCGTTAAAGTCCTCAGGATAATTTGTTCTGAGGTAATTGATCATTGTTCTACGTAAATTATCAAAGTCGTAACTCTGAAAATCTGCGTTTCTAAAAGACTGATAAACACGTTTCCAGTCTTCTGCTAACAATAATCTATTTTGTCTATATGTTGTCGACATAATGCTTCCTTACTATTTGTATTTACCTGAAACCATTATCTACGCACTTAATTCTATGATATAAATCCTGCATTCTGATCAAATGTCAAAAGCAATGATTCTGAGATATTGTACGGCAAATAAGTTAATGAAACACTTATTTGTAGTCCACTCTCATATTGGTCTATTGTAACATTGTTAACTGTTACCCTAGGATCATAGTTTACTATCTCTGTAACGTTTTCTGCTATGGCTTCTTTTAAATCTTCTGTTAATGGTTCATACAAAGCGTCCCATACTATTGTTCCAAATTCTGGATTTTCTAACTTTTCCCCTTGTCTAATATGAAACATATTAATAATGTCCTGCTTGATTAAAGCAAGATCATATAAATTAAATCCGGTAGCATTAGGATCTACTGTGCTAGTACCACGATAAGCACGACTGGTAACAGGTGGCTTTTGGCGTTTTGCTGTTTGCACTTTGACTGTTTTAATTACGTCTTTTTCCTGTGTACTCATAATATTATTTATTGTCCTTTCTTGAACGTATCTACTGTTAAGGCAACTGTTTGTGCTGGTAATTCTTCTGGTTCTTGTCTATCTGTCTTAGTATCAACAAACACTGTTGGATCCATGCTTTCATGATGCGTCCAAGGCTCATGTTGAGGTAGACGTTTGGAAAGCGAAGCGTCCGCGATAGCGGTAGCGACAGACGGATAACGTGAAGTATATCCGCTGGCGGCTTGCGGTAACTTATGTGTAGACAACGGAGTTGTAGCGGTAGCGGTAGCGGCTTGTGGGCCATTCATATGGATCTCTTTCGCTGTCTCAGTATGGTTGTCTGTGCTTAATATATCTGTAGTTGTACCTGCTGTAAACTTGTTTGCTCCTAGTGTGTTTATGTCTAAGTTTCCAAGTGTAGTAATTGTGTTGTCAAGTGCCACGTAGGCTCGTAAACTCGCCGCAGTGTCAAGGTTAATGTTAGAGGAGGTCTTTAAATTAAATTCTCTTCCTGCTTGAAAATTGATGTCTCTGTCTGCTGTGAAGTTTAGATCATTCTCAGTATGCACACTTATACTATCACGTGCATATATGTCTATCTTACCGTTTGAACTTAATTCTATCCATGCAGTACCCTTTGCGTTGCCTACATATATCAAGTCTTCCGTGTTGTGCATCAGTATCTGATGTCCTGTGCGTGTACGCAGTCTTATGCTTTCGCCCATTGGCAGATTGACCTTGCCGTCCTTGTCTCCTGCTTCTACGTTTGCATATTCACTTTTTGTGCTACCAGCGTCTCCTTTGCGTAGGTGCTTGTCATCTCCATCATCAAAAACCAAACTTGATCCGCCCAATCTCATTGAGTGTATCTGTGCCTTTGCTCCCTTAGGACCGTATGCTGTTTTTGGTGATCCTGGAGCCTTGTCCAATGGACCTGGTGTGCTTATGCCAAACACTGAACTTGGTGTTTCACGCCTTGCACTAGATGATGTGATACCTCTGATCTCATCTTCCAATAGTCCCTGTGAACTTAACACCGTGCTCTGTGGACTGACTGGCTTTATAAACTGTGTGGGATCTGCGGTTCTGCCCTTTTCCGTAAGTTTGTTGTATTCCGTGACTGGTAATTTTTTTGCGTTGTTTAATTCATTAAACGTTGTGGCCGCATAGTTACCTGACGGTACTCCAAAGTTCATGTAATCATCTGGCACACAACCTATCCAATAACCTTGGTTGATTGAACCTTCAACAAACACAACCATAACACGGGTGCCAACGTCTGGTGGCACAAACCACATACCATAACTCATCTGTGAATTTGCGTAACCTTGGTTTTTGCTGTTTGCTCTTACTGTGGTTTGTCCGCCAAACAAACTTAGATATCTTACGTGTAGGATCTGTCCTGCGGCTTCTTCATCATTACCTGATGTTGTGGTCTTTAGGATCTCAACCTCAAGGTCTCCCTTGCTTAATGGATCTAGATGTGAAACGATCCTTGCAATGTAGACTCCTTCTCTTCTGCTTAAACCACCGGCATCAACTGTACGTTTTTCCTGTGCCATTAATCTCCATCCTCCTGGCCTTCAAAACTGTTTTGATCAACAACGTCAACTGAATTATCTGCCTTGACTTCGTTACCAACCTTGTTTTCTTTTTTACCTTCTTGGTATGCGTTTGTGTCTGAATCACTAGCACTTACGTTTGTAAGTTGATTACGTCTACGCACCATGGTTAATGACTGTTTGAATTGTCCACCTTGGAAAACGTTTGTGACCTTTACTACCTGATACACTCCTGAAAAAGCATTTACCTTGATTGTTTCTTCTGGAAAAGTCATTATACCTTCGGGACTAAAGTCCACAGGTGTTCTGAAGTTTACGTTAACATCCACTTCACCATTTTGATGATTGATTGAACCGTCTGCATTTAGGTTAATGGTTCCGGGCAAAGGTTCTGAATTGTAATTACCCATTCCACTGTCAGCGATGTAATAAGGATCTCCCCATATCTCCATGTCCGCCGTAACAAGGTCTGACCCACTATCTATGATAGCATTGTGGAAACGTCTAGCCACCGCCATTTCTGGAGTTTCTGGTACAGCACCCGCGGAATCTGATTTGTTTTTAATGTCTGGCAATGAACCGGATATTCCGTCAGGAACATTTCCAGTATTGCCATCTGACTGCTTAAAGTTAGTATCTGAAACATCTTCGGCAGTCCCTGATGTTTCTACTTTATTGGTACCTGCATTGTCCATGTTTTTTGCAATACTGGTATAGAACGCTGTATTGATGTTTATATCAAAAGAAAGTATATCCTTGTTAGCACCAGTGTATATGTAATTGTATGCTTTTACACACTGCTTTTCTAAACTTTCAGTACCCTTTGCAGGTGCATTAGGTGGAGCAAATTTAGAACTGTGTACCTTGTATGGTACTACTTTATATACATACACTCTTGGTGGTCTACCTGATTTCTTTTCCTGTTCCTTGTTAGTGATATTATAAACACTTGCTTCTATCTTAAACCAATCCTTAAATCCGTTTTCATCAGTTGGTGCATTGTGTCCTATCTTCTGTCCATAGTCACTCATGATTACCAACTCTTCTAACATTTTTTGTATTGTCATTCCCTGTGGAAATTTAATTTCCATATTTTTACCAGGAATAATTTTTATTTTTCCTCTTTCAAAAATACCTTGTTCTTCATTATAGGTAAACTTTGCAAGACCAAAAGGTGCCGCACCGGCGGCGCCATATTCAAATCTTCCTTTTGCAATCTTACCATTGCCTATTTCATTGACGTTTACTTTTGCAGTCCCTCTTTGTTTGATTCCTTCAGATACCTTACTACGTAAAACTGTGTATCCTAGTTGTTTACTTAAATAATCATCAAAGTTTACAGGTACTTCTCCTTTTTGTCCACTTATTGATTCCCATGCTTCTTGTCTATCCATCTCTGATACAGTTGCACTATTTTCAGTTGACGGAGATCCTGAACCAACAGCATTTTTATTACTTGAACGACTTCCTTCTGTTGGAAATAAAATAACATATTCGTCTGGTTCTACTACATCGCCTTTTTCTTTTTGTTCAAGAAAGTGTGTGTTTAAAACTGTTGCGGCACTTTTTGCTCCGCTTTGACAAAGTTCTTCAAGAGTGTTTCCTGTGATTTGCAAATCAATTGGTAACTGCTGTACTTGGTCACTAAATGCAACATCATTCCATGGTACACCTTTGACACTATATACACTTCCTGATGCTTCAACACTAAAACCTGCATTGGTCCATTTGAAAGGCATAACCTTTCTCATTCCTAAACTGCTATCAGGATAAACTGGATTTCCAGATGAGTCCCAGCCTTTAAATTCAATTATTAAAACATAAGGGGCTTGTAAATAATTATCATGTCCTGCTTTCAATGAACATAACTGCAACGTTTGTAAAAATAATCCCATTGAATAGGGTTCATGTATTTCAAACGAAAAACTTGTAGCCTGTGTATTTCTACTTTTAGGATTAGGTGCAATGAATGTTTGTATTTCTAAATTATCAACAAAGTATTCTAACTTAATACCATTTTGCTCATAAGCAGTACGAGCCATTCCTTTTACTCCACTACTACCTCCAGTTTTTAACAAAACGTTTTGTGGATCTTTTACTCTGTATGTTGTGTCCGGATTATTAAGTTCATCATTTGTTAAACAACCAATAGTATAAATGTAATTGTAACTTGCAAACCTATTAAGTGGATTATCAAGTGGTAAAGCCAAACCCGGAGTAACTTTTAATATTTTAGATTCTGTTTCTTCTTTTTTGATTGGTTCAACATTATCACCATTCATTTTTTCTGCATCACCGGTCTGTGTTGCATTTCCTTTGAGTTGATTTTCTACTGTATCTGTTGCGTTTTTTGAACCACCAACAGTGATGTTACCTGAGTTCAGTTCAGGATACAATCTATCCCCAAACTCTCCAAACATTCCGAATTCAGGATAACCAAGAACTTCGTCATATGCAGAAGGCATTTCTACTTTAATAATATCGCCTTCGACATTTTTAGTGTTCCGTATGTTAATGTCTATTGGTTTATTACGAAGCATTTAGATCCCCAATAATCTTTTTAATTTGTCTCCCTTTGGAAGAAATATTTTTACTCCTGATTCTAAGTCGTATATTGGATCTTTAATTGTGTTCATATTTCTTTGTGCAAATACCCACCACAATTTAGGTGAACCATATAAGTCATACGCAAGTAAGTCAGGACGATGATTATACTGTGGTGCTATTTCGTACAACACATCATCTGATTCTGCAGGAATAGGTCTAATGCTTAGAGTATCAAGATATCCGTTACCGAATCTCGTTGCCTTCCATGGACTTGTATCTTTGTAATAAGCCTGTGCCATTAGATAAATCCTTTCTCTTGTGTTACATACTCACCATTAACAAAATCACTAAGGCTAAATCCTTGTACATCTGTTCTGCTGTAGATAGGTTGTACTGTTACAGTTACCTGTGACTGAACTGGCACATAAGCAACTGTTCCTTTTATGTTTGCTGTATCAGTTGCACCCTTGGTTGCTTCTGCTAATGCACCCATGTCTGATAAATCAACTGCGATATAATCTATTTCAGTTGGCATATCTAAAGTAAACATTGTTACCACAACAGGAACATTTTTAAAAACATAATCTCCATATCCATTTAATTTTACTACTGGTGGAGGTGCACCTTGAAATTCTCCTTCGCCATAAAACATTTTAGTTACACTTCTTAGATAATGTAACATTGAAATCCAATAAGTTCCTTCTGCTGACGTTTGTACAAAAAATTCACCTGTGATAGTCATCTGATCCACACTTGAATTGTTGTATGCGTAGAAAGGATAATTATTATGTACAGGCGATATCGGCGAATAGTTCGCTGTATGAGATAAGATTATAGTTGGAGTATATGGAAAAGTAAGTCCACTTGTTTCACGTAAAGGTTCTAACATAGTGCTATTTTGAAAACTCTGTACATTAGGAATACTTAATTTGACACGCCAATCTTTTTCACCCGGAGCAGACTTAAAACTTGCATCTGCTTTGAATGATTGTGTTGGTTCACCATTAATTGGTAAAAGTCTAGATCTTACATTTTTCATAAAGCCTTGTGCCGTTGAAAAGACCTTGCTACCCGTTTCTTTGGATAACGTTTTGTCATTGCTACCGGATTGGCTAGTTGATACTGTACTGTTACCTATATTTCTATCTTCTACTTCCATAAAAAAAATTCCCCTTTTGGTATATGTATTTATTGACAAAATTAACAGAGTATATTATAATAAGGTTTGTTTGGAGAATAAAATATGAAAAGAGTCAATTACCTTAACAATAAGGACCTTTTGAGCGAAATACACAAGAGTAAGACCTCTTATTGCAGTTATACCGACGATGATCATGCACAATATGACATTATATTGCCTAGTGTAGATAAAATCAACGTTAGAACCATTGCAGAAGCCAAAAGGAATAAGGCAAAAAGGTTATCACAACAAGATTATGAAAGACGTAAAGAAGCAGGCGAAAAAGTAAAACAGGCGGATTGTGCCATAGATTATAGAAAAATTAAGAAAGATGAACTAATTTTTAGGATTATGACGTATGATCACATACCAGAAGATAAAGGCAGAAAGAAAAATCCGAAAACAATAGCGGATACAAAAGAAAAATTAAATTTTCCACCATTCCAGCATTTTAAATTTACAACAACAGACAAATTGATGACTGTAGGTAAATCACACTGGGTAGGTGGTATGAGTAATGGAAACTTTAGTAAGGAGCACGGTAAGACAACCGAAAAACTTGCTCGTATGTGGATGAAACTTTGTGACAGGTATGCAACACGTGGAAACGTAAGAGGTTATACATACAATGATGAGATGAAAGGTCAAGCAATACTCCAATTGACACAGATTGGTCTACAGTTTGATGAATCAAAATCAAATAATCCTTTTGCATATTACACCGCGGCCGTGACCAACTCATTTGTAAGAGTTATTAATATCGAAAAACGCAATCAAAATATTAGAGATGACATCTTAGAAATGAACGATATGAATCCGTCCTTTACCAGACAGATGCAAGGCACTTGGGAAAGATCGGTAAAAGAAGCATACGATAAAATTAACAAGAAAGATTGACAATAACAACTTTTTGTTGTATAATTGTATAAAGTGAGGTTCTAGTTTTGTTTAAAAAAGCGGCAGTATTTACGGACATCCATTTTGGATTGAAGTCTAATTCCAAAGTTCATAATGATGACTGTGAAGAATTTGTAGATTGGTATATTGAACAAGCCAAAAAAGAAGGTTGTGAAACAGGCATCTTTATGGGTGACTGGCATCATAACAGAAATAGTTTAAATGTGGTTACAATGGATTATTCTATCCGTTGTTTAGAAAAGTTAGGTAAAGCATTTGATCAGTTCTTTTATTTTCCTGGTAATCATGATTTGTATTACAAAGACAAACGTGATGTACACTCTGTAGAATATGCAAAACACATTGAAGGCATTACAGTAGTAAATGAAATAATGGAAAAAGATGATGTGTGCCTTGTTCCTTGGTTAGTTGGAGAAGAGTGGAAAAAGATTCCTAAGATCAAATCGAAGTATATGTTTGGACACTTTGAACTTCCAAACTTTTACATGAACGCAATGGTACAAATGCCTGACACAGGTGAATTAAAGTCTGAACATTTTGTACATCAAGAGTATGTGTTTAGTGGACACTTTCATAAAAGACAAACACACGGCAACGTAACATACATTGGTAATCCTATGCCTCACAACTATGCTGATACGTGGGACGATGAACGTGGTATGATGATCTTTGAATATGGTGGTAAGCCAAGATACTTGAACTGGCCAGACTGTCCGAAGTATAGAACGATTAAATTAAGTGAGTTGATTGATAGGAAAGATGAAATAATTGGCAGTAAAACTTATCTAAGAGTTACACTTGATATTGATATTAGTTTTGAAGAAGCAAGTTTTATTAAGGAAAACTTTATTAATGAATATAAGTGTAGAGAGATTACTTTACTTCCAAGCCAGCAAGTTGATGAAATCAATACTGATATTGATATTACAAAGTTTGAAAGTGTAGATCAAATAGTAACACATGAGATCGACGCAATAGACTCTGACAACTACAACAAACAGAAACTATTGGAGATATACGGCGAATTATGATCAAGATAAAAGACTTAACCGTTAAAAACTTTATGAGTGTGGGTAATCAGACCCAAGCAGTTAACTTCAGCAATAGACAACTTACGTTGGTGCTAGGAGAAAACTTGGATCAAGGAGGAGATGACTCGGGCTCACGTAACGGTACAGGTAAGACCACCATCATCAACGCACTATCTTATGCGTTGTATGGTGTGGCCCTGACAAACATTAGAAAAAATAACTTGATTAATAAAACTAACAACAAAGGAATGTTAGTTACACTCAACTTTGAAAAAGACAACACAAAATATAGAATTGAAAGAGGACGTGGTCCTAACACATTAAAGTTTTTTGTTGATGAAGAAGAACAAGAACTTACAGATGAATCTCAAGGAGACAGTCGTAAAACACAGGAGACAGTTGATCAATTGTTGCAAATGAGTCATGATATGTTTAAGCATTTAATTGCATTAAACACATATACTGAACCGTTCCTTGCAATGAAGCCAAATGATCAACGTGCAATTATTGAACAGTTATTAGGTATTACAATACTTTCTGAAAAGGCAAATGTGTTGCGTGATCACATGAAAGTAACTAGAGATAGTATTACAGAAGAAAATGCAAAAATTAATGCACAACAAGAAAGTAATGAACGTGTAAAAGAAAGTGTAGAAAGTTTAAAAATAAAATTAAGTGCGTGGGAACAACAACGCGAAACAAACATACAAAAACTAGACACTGGTGTTGATGAATTAGAACACATAGACATTGATACAGAAATAAGCAATCACGAAAAATTGCAATCTTGGAATGAGACAGAAAAACACCAACGCAATCTTATTAAAGAACAAGCAACCTTAGAAAGTGCTTTATTACAAACAGATAAACGTCTTGCAAAAGTAAGTAAAGAATTAGATGATCTTGAAGACGCAAAATGTTATGCTTGTGGACAAGATTTGCCAGATGAAAAAGTTGAAGAAATACAAAACAAACTCCAAACTGAGTATGGTGAAACTACAACCTACTTAATGGAAATAAATGAAAAGGCAGAAAAAGTAAAAGCAAAACTTGAAGAGATCGGAGAAATTGCTGATAAACCAAACACATTTTATGAAACTGCCAAAGAAGCATATGATCATAGAAGCAATATTGAAAATCTAAAAGATGCATTGAAAAGAGCAAAAGAAGAAGCAGATCCTTATACAGAACAGATCGAAGAATTACAAAATACTGCCATACAAGAAATTAATTGGGATAAAGTTAATGAACTTACAAGTCATAAAGAACATCAAGAATTTTTATACAAACTTCTCACAAACAAAGATAGTTTTATACGTAAGAAGATAATCGATCAGAACCTCGCATATCTAAACAACAGACTTACGTTCTATCTTGATCGTCTTGGTCTTCCACACTCTGTGGTATTTAAAAATGACCTAGCAGTTGAAATAACACAGTTAGGTCAAGACCTTGACTTTGATAATTTAAGTAGAGGTGAACGTAATAGGCTTATACTTGGATTAAGTTGGGCATTTAGAGATGTATGGGAAGGCTTGTATCAAAACATTAATTTATTGTTTGTTGATGAACTTATTGATAGTGGTATGGATACTGCTGGTGTAGAATCTAGTTTAGCAGTGCTTAAAAAGATGGGTAGAGAACGAGATAAAAACATCTATATCATTTCTCATAAAGATGAATTACAAGGTAGGGTAAACAATGTATTGAAGGTCATCAAAGAAAATGGCTTTACAAGTTATGCAAATGATGTTGAAGTAGTGGAGCAGTGATATGGCAAATAGATTTCATTTAGCAATACCGGTCGGTGATATAACAACTGCATTAGACTTTTATTGTAAGGTTTTAGGATGTGAAAAAGGCAATTCAGAATTTAAATATCCAGATGCTTGGGTAGACATAAACTTTTGGGGCAACGAATTAACACTACATTCTTCTGAAGAGTTTGAAAAGCCAGAAGCAAAAAGACACAATGTTGATATGGGCAATGTTACAGTTCCACACTTCGGAGTTCATATAAGTGCAGATGACTTCAAACAGTTAAAACAAAGAATAGCCGAGAACAATATAGAATATATTGATCCACCTTATGTTAGATTTGAAGGGACAAAATTAGAACAAGAAACAATGTTTATAGCAGATCCATATGGTAATGCTATGGAAATAAAAACAATGAAGAATCCGGAAACATTATGGGAGAAACAAAAATGACAACAAAAATTATCTTTTGGATAGCATTCCTTATAATCGCATTCTATATAGGATTACATATATGATAAAATCATTCGAAGAAAAAACAAAAGAATACAGGGATCAAATAACATCACTGAAAGAAATAGACAGCATAGAAGTTTACCAATGGCTTATTGGATTAGGTAAGAAGTTAAACGACAATCCGTTAAGCAAAGAAAAACAAACTCAGGAAAACAAAGTAGTAAGATGCCAGTATGATTTATTTGTGGACAAGGAAGACGACACCTATAAGGCATGGAGTAACGCCATGATTGCAGGTGGATATGCATACGTACTTGTTGACATCTTTAATTCAATCAGCAAAGAAGAAAGAAAAAATATTACTGTGGAAGACTTTAAAAAAATTAAACTTGATGAAATGTTAACCATGAATAGACAAACTGGCTTTTATGAAATGATTGAAAAAATGTTAGCGAAGGTGTAAAAATGGATAATAGAGTACTAGAAATATTAAACGCAGAACTTGATAGACAAAATGATACTGTTGAATTAATTGCAAGTGAAAATTTTGCAAGTAAGGCCGTAATGGATCTTTGTGGCAGTGCATTTACAAACAAATACGCAGAAGGGTATCCAGGTAAAAGATATTACAATGGTTGTGAACACATGGATTCAATAGAACAACTTGCAATAGAACAACTAAAAGAATTGTATGGTTGTGAATTTGCAAACGTGCAACCACACTGTGGTGCAAACGCAAACACGGCGATTTATCTTGCGTTTCTTAAACCAGGAGATAAAATCCTAGGAATGGATCTTGCAAGTGGAGGACATCTAAGTCACGGTGCTAAGGTAAACATTTCAGGAAAAGTTTATGACGCACATCACTATGGTGTCAATGAAAAGGGTTTGTTAGACTATCCTGCCATCATGGCACAGGCACAAGAAATCAGACCTAAGATGATTATAGCAGGTGCTAGTGCATATCCTAGAGCAATAGATTTTAAAATGTTTAGACACATAGCAGATAAAGTAAAAGCATACTTGTTAGTTGATATGGCACATTACTCAGGACTAATTGCTGGCGATGCCTATCCAAGTCCTGTACCATACGCAGACTTTGTAACAAGCACAACACACAAAACATTAAGAGGTCCAAGGGGCGGAATAATTTTATGGAACAATCCTGATTATACTAAAAAGATCAATGGTGCAATTTTTCCTGGAACACAAGGTGGCCCATTGATGAATATCATTGCCGCAAAGGCACAGGCGTTTATTGAAGCAAACACAAATGAATTTAAACAATATTCAAAACAGGTTGTTTCTAATGCACAGGCAATGGCAAAGGTCTTTAAAGACGAAGGATATAAATTATTAACAGATGGCACAGATAGTCATATACTATTGTTAGATTTGAGTGACACTAAATGGTCAGGTAAGGATGCCGCAAATCTATTAGAAGAAAATGGTATCACAGTAAATAAGAATGGTGTTCCAAATGATCCAAGATCTTTTGTTGAAACAAGCGGAATCAGAATTGGTACTGCCGCAGAAACTACAAGAGGTCATGATGAAGAATGGTTTAAAGGACTTGCAGGGAAAATTGTAACATTACTGGCATAATACAATGACTGATGATAATCACGACAAACTAGTAAAAGCATATTTAGAATATTTCAAAGCACACGAAAATTATCAGAAGACAGGTGGAATAAGACCTAGACGTGAAACCAGACGATGGCTTAGAGAAATACGTGATCTAGCCAAAATACGAATGAACGAAGTTCAAGACAGTTACGTAAATCGCAGAGCAGATTCCAAAAAAGACGATCAGGACAATTAGACCTTGGTAAGTATCCATATGCAGTGGACTTACAAAGGTAAAACAGTGAAAGAACTACCCCTTGGTTGTGAAGCCTTTGTATATCTTATTACAAATACAACCAACGGACGTAAGTACATCGGCAAAAAACTCGCTAAATTCAAAAAGACTCGCCCACCACTCAAGGGTAAGATAAACAAAAGAAGAAGCAAAGTAGAAAGTGACTGGAAAGACTATTGGGGTTCCAATGATCACTTAAAAGAAGACGTAGAAAAATTAGGCACTGATAAGTTTACTAGGGAAATATTGTACATTTGTCCTAGCAGAGGCGTAGCAAGTTACTTAGAGGCAAGAGAACAATTCGAAAGAAAAGTCTTAGAAACTGATGATTACTATAATGGCATTATAAACGTTAGAGTAGGCGGATCAAAAATTCTTAAAGAAGCACTTAAAGGCTTAAAATAGCAACACTGTTTGGTCGGAGTAGTTCGACTCACGTTGAGGTCACATGGATCTTGTGATCAGACTCTCGTGCGTTGCAAGGTTGATACTAACTTAGGTATTAAAAGATCGTGGCTCTGAGAAAAAGCAACCACACCGTTAATATATTTTGCTTAACAAGGATATATTAATGTTCCGTAACTTATGCGAAGGCTAAGGTAGGGAGTTGACGGGTTACCGCTTCCGTACATATTATTATGTAATCCTTTTTGTTAAGATGGGACGCTTATCTCACATGATGGCTTTCTTACTTTGCCCGGCAACGGGCGAAGTATGGCTCAACTATCTACATGATAGCAGTTGCTTACGCAACTTATTGTTTCACAAATAGAGTGTTAGAGCGATAGCGAAAACACAGTTGATCTTTAGATCAACTTATAACTTTGTTTATAGTTTAATGCAAATCAGGATCACGACCCAACCCTCTAGGACGTGGCGGATGAACTTCCAGAATCTCGTATTCTTCTTCCGGGTGCTGATCCTTTATTATACTCAAGTACTGCGACGCTTCATCAAAACTATTCAACGTTGTGCAATCGCCCTTCTTAAGAACTACAAACTTCGTATTTGGTTGTTCCATAGTTTATTATTTAATATGACCTAACTGAACTAAATAGTATTAGTTAAAAAATTAGGACTTTAGGATGAAAGTACACGAAATAATTTACGAATCTACAAAAACACCCTTAAAAGAGAAGCCTGCAAGTGGGTTGGGGAACGTTGCACGTAAGATAGGTGCTAAGGTTTTGGCTAAAGTTGGTGCTAAAAACACCGCGGCCGGCATGGCCGGTAAGGTAGATGCGGCGGATAAAGCCAACGCACTATTCACAGATTTCAGAGCATATCTTGGACAAGTAGGTGAAAAATATGGTAACGCAATAGATTCTGCTAGTTTGCGTGACTTTTTAACTACTAAAAAGATGCCTACACAAAACGTACCGCAAGACGGTGTTCTTACTAAAAAACAAGTAGACCAAGCAATTATGAAAGCAGTACAGGATTCATACAGAGGCAAGGGCGGTGTTCCAAATCAGCCAGCAGGTCAAAAAGGTGCTCCTGCTAAAGGACAAGCACAGGGTCAAGCACAAGGTCAAGCGGCCGGAAACGTAGGCGGTGGTGCTCCCGCACAACAACAACCTGCGGCACAAGGCACAGGTTCAGCACAAACACCCGCTGGTAAGGCTCCGCCAACTAAAAACGGATCAACAGTAGGTAGTGCAAAAAGCATTCCACCAAGCATACAAAAACAGTTAGATCAAATGAGTGCTGGTGAGAAAAAACAATTAGCGGGAATGATATAATGAAAATAACTGAAGTAAACCAATTTCCAAAATCAAATAGAACTGCACAAATCTTAACTGAAGGATATCAAGATCTTACAGAAACACAAAGAGTATATCTTGGCAGATGGGAAAAGGAACTTTGGCCATTACTAGAAGAATTCAAAAAGGTTTCAGAAGCAAGTTTAACTGCTGACGAGATCCAAGCAATATTCAAAGGTGCAGAAACACAAAGTATTGCAAGTGGAGATAATAAAACTGCATTAGGTAAAGTAGGAAGTGCGGCAGGAGCCATTGCAAAACTTCCAGTAGACATTGCAAAGAAAGTAGATGCTAAAATAAATGAACTTGGCAGAATGGCTCAGAATGCTGGTCCTATTAAAAACATGGATCAAAAGTTTGAAGAACTTAAAAAGAAAATTGAATCAGAAAATTCAGACAGCAAGATTGTACAAGGTATTAAAAAAGTAAGTGACTGGGCAAAAGAAAATCCAGGCAAGGCAAGTATTGCCGTTGGTATCCTTACAACTGTGGCGGCGTTTGCAGGTGGACCAATGGGTGGTGCGGCCGCTGGTTTGATTTTACGTTCAACAAAAGATTTATTACAGGGTGAAAAACTTTCAACAGCAGTTGGTAAGTCAGTTAAAACAGCGGCATATGGTGCTCTTGCTGGTTTGGCAATACAAGGCTTAACCGACAACATGGTTGACAACATTGCAACAGGTAGTGAAGCAGAAGCAGACGCTATGATGAAAGGCTTTGAAGAAGCCAACTTCACTGCGGCAGTAGACAAAGCAGTAGCAGACGCAGGATTTGATGCAGGTGTACTTGACGGTGCTAGAAACTTAAAAATGTCTGGTAACATCAACGGCTTCTTTTACAATTATAATTTAACAATGACTGCTGATCAAGTTGCACAATACAAAGCACTATCAGATGCGGCGGCGAATGCAAAAGTTTTTAGTCCTGAATATTATGAAGCGGCAGGAAAATTACATGGTTTCTTATCAACAACACAAGACGCAAACGAAAGCCTTTCTGCACTTGCACAAACAATTAAAGAAATTCCAAAAGATGCAATAACTGGTGGCCAAATTGATCAAGCGATTGCAGTACTAGACAATGCAGATGAAGCCATTGAAAAAATTCTAGATATAGGTGGTGCATCAGCGGCGGCGGCACAAGGTGCTCTTCAAACAGTTGATGATAACAAAAAAGAAAAAATTAAGGTTAAGCCAATTGATCCTAAAGAAAAGGAACAACTAGAGTTAGATCTTAAAGGTGGGGAAGACAATCCAGCAGATGACAAGGTTGCAGTAAGAGGAACTGAATCAGTTTCTTATGCAGATGCATACGAACACTTGTACGAACAGTATTTGGCTGAAGCACCGGCGGCAACGGCAACACAAGGTGATTTACCATTAGACAATCCTAATACACTAGGTGCTAAAGCAGGTAGAGGTATTAAAGGTGCCTTAGGTGCAGTAGGCGGCGCAATTAAAAAAGGTGCTAGTGCAGTAGGCGGTGCAGTAAAAGATACTGCAAAACAACTAGGACAAAAAATTACAGCGAAAAAATTAA